TTTGACAAAAGACCTAGTTGAGGCAAGAGGTATTGATAGTAAAAGAATGGTAGTTGTACCAGTTGCAACCGTACAAGAGTTTAGACATCAATCAATCAAAGTGATTGACAAGTACCTAGAACAAGACGAAGACAAAAGAAAACCTTTGATGTTTGTATTAGATAGTTTAGGTATGTTATCTACTACAAAAGAAATGGAAGATACTGCTGAAGGTAAAGAAACTAGAGATATGACTAGATCGCAGATTGTAAAAGCTGCATTTAGAGTATTGACATTAAAACTAGGTAAAGCAAAAGTACCTATGATTATGACCAATCATACATATGATGTTATCGGCTCAATGTTTCCTCAAAAGGAGATGGGCGGTGGCTCTGGTTTGAAATACGCTGCTAGTAATATTGTGTATCTTTCTAAACGAAAAGAAAAAGATGGCAAAGAGATTATAGGTAACGTAATACATTGTAAGAATTACAAGTCAAGGCTGACAAAAGAGAATGCTATGATTGATGTAAGGTTAACTTACGATAAAGGTTTAGATCAACACTATGGTCTATTAGACCTTGCAGTTAAATATGGTATCTTTAAATCAGTTTCTACAAGAATAGAATTACCTGATGGAAGTAAACAATATGCTAAAACTATCAATAATGAACCTAATAAATTCTTTACTAAAGAGGTTCTCGCTCAAATTGACGAAGCAGCCAAAAAAGAGTTCCTCTATGGCGCAGAATAGATACGTCTTTGCTCAAAGAGATGTTGACGATTTTAGTTGCATAAAGATTGTAGAAGGCGAATATAAAGACATCATATACACATATGGTCATGTCAAGTTTGCCTCGGAAGAAAATGAAAGAGGTGAGTTGCCTTTAAAGTTTGATTATGACGTAAAGGCAAATCCCAACAATGTTGATACAACAAGTATTGATTTTAGAAATTACATAGGCGATATATTAATAGAGGTCGTAGAAAAACAATTAGAGAATGGTACAATTAGATTTCAAAAATGATTACATATGCACGTATAAGAATGTGCTGACCGAAGACCAATGTCAACACCTAATTGATAAGTTTGAAGATTCGCAACATCAACAATCTAAAACAAACTTAAAAAATCATATGTCATTTACAGAAATTAATCTTAATATGTTTTCAGACTGGAAAGAATATGCAGATATAATCTTTCCTAAATTACGACAGGTTGTTGACAAATATACAAAAGATGTTAATATAGACCCATTAAAACAATGGCCAGAGAAATTTGGTTTTGAACAGATAAGATTTAAGAAGTATGAACCTAACGGTGAAGATGAATTCCAGACACATGTAGATGTGACTAACTATAATAGTGCAAGAAGATTTTTAGTTTTTTTTATGTATTTAAATAACAACGATGGCGGCGAAACAACATTTCCTGATTATGATATTAAGATCAAACCTCAAGCAGGTAAGGTACTTGTGTTCCCACCAATGTGGACATTTAGACACGCAGGACAAAAACCAATCAATCAACCAAAGTATATTATAGGGAGTTATCTACATTATGTTTGAGAAAACGTTATTATCTAATCTAATTTACAACGAAGACTTTACAAGAAAAACATTACCATTTATCAAACCTGACTTCTTTAGGAATAGAGATGAGGTAACTCTATTTAATATCATAAATGCTTTTGTTGTAAAATATAATAATCTTCCTACAAAAGAAGCAATTGAAATTGAATTATCAAATAACAAAACACTTACCGAAGACGAATATAAAAATACAAAATCATTATTAAATAGTTTACAACACGAAGAAGTTGAACAACAATGGTTGCTAGATACAACTGAAAAATTTTGTAAAGATCGTGCTGTGTACAATGCAGTATTACAAGGTATCAAAATCATAGATGGTAAAGATAAGAAACATACACCAGAGGCAATACCTAGTATCTTATCAGAAGCACTTGGCGTTTCATTTGATAGACATATAGGGCATGATTATCTTGCTCAAACAGATGAGCGATTTGATTATTACCATAGAACAGAGGAGAGATTAAAGTTTGATCTTTCATACTTCAATAGAATAACTAAAGGTGGTCTGCCACCTAAAACTCTTAACGTTGCTCTTGCAGGTACTGGTGTTGGTAAGTCCTTGTTTATGTGTCATCTTGCTAGTAGTGTTATATCACAAGGTAAGAATGTATTGTATATAACTTTAGAGATGGCTGAAGAACGTATCGCAGAAAGAATTGACGCTAACTTATTAGATGTAACCATAGATGATCTCTATGAAATGCCAAAAGAAATATACGATAATAAAACATCTAAACTACAAAACAAAATTAATGGTCAACTAATTATCAAAGAATATCCTACGGCAGCTGCTCATGCAGGTCATTTTAAATCTTTGATAGATGAACTTGCCCTAAAGAAATCATTTAAACCTGATATAGTATTCATTGACTATCTAAACATTTGCTCTAGTAGTAGATTTAAAGGTGGCAATATATCCTCATACTTTTATGTAAAAGCAATTGCTGAAGAATTAAGAGGTCTTGCAGTACAATATGATGTACCTATTGTATCTGCTACTCAAACAACCAGATCTGGTTATCTATCAAGTGACGTAGGGCTTGAAGATACTTCAGAAAGTTTTGGTCTTCCTGCAACTGCTGACTTCATGTTTGCTCTTATTTCAAATGATGAACTTGAAGAACTTGGTCAAATTAAAGTTAAACAATTAAAGAATCGTTATAATGATCCTGCTGTTAATCGTGCATTTATAATTGGTGTAGATAGAAGCAAGATGAGATTATATGATGTAGAACAATCTGCTCAACAGATTGTAGATAGTAACCAAGAAAGTAAGGAGAAGATTGAGAAACCATCAGGCCCACAATCTGTGGATGTGTATGATAAGTTTTCAGATTTTAAAGTATAATGAAAGATAAAATAATAGAAGAATTAAAAAAAGTTTACGATCCTGAAATGCCATCTATTGACGTATTTAATCTAGGATTAATTTATGATATTGATATAAAAGAAGATAAGGTTACAATTACTCACACACTAACCTCTATGTTATGCCCAGCTGCAGACCAAATTAGTAGAAACATAAAAGAAGCAGCCGAACTGGTTGCAGGTGCAGGTAATGTAAAAATTATATTAACACATACTCCACCATTTAGTAGAGATATGTTAAGCGAAGAGGCTAAATTAATACTAAATCTATGAATCATTTTCATACAAGAGAAGATGTACATATTGACCTATCACACAGGTGTCCGTTACAATGTTCAAGGTGTCAAAGGCAGATGTGGTATTCAGGTAAATTCTATGATAAGGTAATAGGTAGTGATTTACCTATGAGAACTATACAGATGTTAGTTAATAAATTTAAATTCATATCATTTTCTGGTCAACTATCAGATCCAATACATTATCCTAAATTTATTGAAGTATTAGAACTTTGCAAATTTTATAAAAGGAAAGTATTAGTACAAACTGCTTCATCTTTTAAACCTATGTCATGGTTTAAAAAAGCATTTGAAGCATATCCTGAAGCAGATTGGCGATTTGGTTTAGATGGTTTACCAGAAGAAAGTCACAAATATAGAGTAAACCAAGATGGTAAAAAAATATTTCAAGTAATGCTTGAAGGAAAAAAAATACTTAAAAATGCACCTGCTTGGCAATACATTGTATTTAAATATAACGAACATCATCAATTACAGGCAAAAAGAATGGCTAAAGAAAATGGTTTAAATTTTGTTATTATGAAATCATCTAGGTGGTTACCTAAAGGTGATCCATTAAGACCTACAAATGAAAAGAATAGGTTGGAGACCGTATATGACAAAGATATTTAAACCATTGTGTACAAACAAGAAAGGTAGAAATATGACTGAAATAGCTGTTACTAACAGAAATCAGTTGTTGCCTTGTTGTCACCTTGATTCACCAGGATATTTTAAAGATCCTTTCATAAAAAAACTAGCAGAGTCTAGTGACATAAGTAAACACAAATCACTTGACGATATAATATACAACTACTATTGGAAAACTTTGAATCGTATAATAACTAAGGCAATGGATACACAAGATACAACAGATGTACCACCACCGTGTGTTAATGTATGTACTAAAGAAGGCAGAAGAGCTGATTGGATATTTGGAAAAGGAGGACAATAATGGCTAAAGTAAGAAAAAGAAAACCATCTATCTACTATAAAACAGAAATGGTTAAGTCAAAAGGCGAAATCATATGGCGTTGCGTTGAAATGCCTAGTAAGTTAGTATTACAAGAGT